TCTGACCAATCACACTCTAACCAATTGCATTGCAGAATTTGTAGACCAAGGGTTTGACCTCTCAGGGAGTGCCGGTTCTTCTTGTGTCTCGTACATTGGATGCCGGGGTATCAACAACAACTTCTGGACGTTCAAAGCAGCACACAATAACCACCACATCTCATACACAGATTGCCAGACAGAAGGCAACGGCTACTGCGGATACGTCCAAAGTGGTTCAAGTATCGACCGCCCTTACGACATTACGTATTCGAACTGCAAAGCAATTAACACAGGTACGTCACTGGCTGTCTACGGCAGAGGGCCTGGGCCTATCGCCTATCCGCGTTCAACAACCACAGCATTCCTGACCCTTCCTGTGTCCCTTGCAGCAGGGGCTAAAGACTATTATCCAAGAGGTATTACCTATCAAGGGTGTGCGGCTATCAATGATGCCAATACGCCTGCTGATACCGTTCTTCAGTACGGGTTTAGGTCACAGGTTTCTGCCTCACCTGTGTCCGTGGGTTCAAGCGCGGACGACTTCCTGCTCATTCAGGCAGACCGTAACTGCATTGTACGTGGCGCTCAAACCTCTTCGTTCTCCAACATGCACACGCAAATTTGCGAGGCACGAGGAACAGGCGTAGCAGGTGTTTGTGCTGGTACGACCTATTCCACCATGAAAGCGTGGAACACCATCATCCAGGACTCGGCCAAGATGCACGATGTAACGTCCAACCCGACGCCAGAGAGCAGGTCAAGGTTCTGGTGCAAAAGTGCTGGGTACTACATTGCACAAGGCGTCGTGGCATTCGATGCACAAATCTCAGGTACTCGTTCCTTCTACCTCATGCGGAACAAGGTGTCTGCGGCTATCGCTTCGGTAGAGTCTTCAACAACCATCGGAGGTTCCAAGCGAGTTGTTCCTGCTTACCTGATAAGTGGTACCCAGGTTCCGTTCACGGCTATTTTCAGAGCCAACCAAGGTGATTTCATAACAGCACACGTCAAGATCGGGTTCGCAGGGGGGTTCATCGACTACCCGAACTCACGCTTCAACCTGACTTTCCAGCAACCGGGATAACAATAGAATATGGCAGAAAATCTGGGCATTGCTACAAGAACCGTGACACAGCTTCCCGTGGCTGACACCCTCACAGGTACAGAACAGGTCGTTCTTCAGCAAAACGGTGTAACCAAGCAAGCCCTTGTCCAAACCATCAGGAACTATGGCTCAAGTCAACTTGTCTCCGGGTCAAGGTCCTCGGGTGCTGCGGTATTAAGCCTTATCACGGCACTACAGAACCTTGGGCTTCCTCTTATCGACAACACAAGCGCCTAGCGCCTTCGGCTAGAGTAAATTGGCAAACTTCTCCAACACCAAACAGTTTTCACTTCCCATTGACGACCTTATCCGTGAAGCAACGGAGCGTACAGGTGGCAAGTGGGACTCGGCTGAGGAAATGGACTCTGCAATCCGTTCCCTTAACCTGACCATACAGGACCTTATGAACCGTGGCAAGCCCCTTGCCCAAGTTCAATATCAGGGTGCAGGGGTCACGGTAGCGCCAAGTGTCCGGGACTACAGCCTTAGTGTCGGTGTGGCTCAGGTCCTTGGACTTGTTCTTCGGGTTTCTGGTGCCAATGGTCCTACAGACTTTCCCCTTAACCGGGTAGGGTTCCTAGACTACAACAACATATCCCGCAAAGAGACGTTTGGACAGCCTACCATGTACACGGTGGAAAAGGAACGGGACAACATCACCATCAAACTGTGGCCCACTCCTACCTCCCTAGCCGTGGATCCAGGGTACCAACTCCGGTTCTTTGGTGTCGAATACCCCGATACCGTGACCCAGTTGTTCCAGGACCCTGATGTTTCAAGGCAGTACTTCCCTGTTCTTGTGAATGGTCTCGCCTATTACATGTCGCTCAAACGGCCTGACATTCCCCTTGATCGCATTGCCATGTTCAAGCAAGTGTTCGAGGAATCGGTAGTCATGGCGTTCGGGGAAGACAGGGAGCAGGTGTCCCATGTGGTTCGTCCTATCACGGGATGGTGGCAAACATTCTAATCCACTATGTCCTTTGACAACGGTTTCATCAACACAAACGTAATACCCAGAGCGAGGACCAACACACCTCAAACTTTCGCTTCTGGCAAGAACGCTATTGCGATTTGTGACCGTTGCGGCCAGAAGTTCAAGTGGACATCCCTTAGAACAGAACCTGGGACAAATTACAAGGTTTGCTACAGTTGCAACGATGGTAGGCACAGCCTAGTTTGTCACCCCCAGAACTTCATTGCAACCAACGTCATCGACGCTACGGCCCTTAGATGGGCAAGGCCGGACCAGGCCCCCAACGATGTGTACCTTGAACTACAGCCTATTCTCGGTACCGAGGCTTTGTTCCTTATCCAATGGCCTGATGGTGTCATGCTGGCGACCGCAAGTGCGTTCACGGAAGGATACCCTGAGGACTACAGCACGTACAAGACCAACCCGTTCTACCTAGCCACTGAGGACGGATATATTATAGAATACGATCAAATGATTATGCTGGAGTTGACCACAAGTACAGGTCCGTACAACAGCTTCATGACACCTCCATATGGTTACGACTAGCGAACATTATGTCTCTTAGTACTTATACAGGTTTGGTTTCTGCTGTTCAGGACACCCTTGAAGACTTCTCCGGGGAAACATCTGCGTTCATTCCTACAGCCGTAGAGGTGGCACAACTTCGTCTCAACAGGGAGTGTGACCTTGAAATGCTTCTGGAGACGACGACAGTATCAGGTGCTGTTGGGGTTCGTACCCTTGCAAAACCTGATGACTACCTCCTTCCTCAGAACCTTGTGTACGTTACGTCCACAGGGGAGTCAAAGGTCCTTATCAAGCAAACCCGCTCCTATGTAGAAAAGTACTGGAGATACGGCACGACTTCGGTGGGGGAGCCCAAGTACTATGCGGATCAAAGCAATTCTTTCTGGGTTGTGGCCCCTACTCCTGACTCCGATTGTGAGTTCCGTCCTACTTATGTTAAACGTGTTGCTGGCATTTCTGCTGGGCAGCAAATGAACGAGTTCACCCAGAACATTCCCGAGGTGCTGTACTACGCTACCATGTCGGAAATGGCAAAGTTCACCCGCAACGAGTTCCTTGAGACCAAGTACGAAGCCCAATATCAGAACGCCATGATTGCAGCCAACAACCAGGCTCGCCGTGCCCGCAGAGACCAGGGCTTAATGCCAGCCAACACTAATATTAATGTGAACACCTTGAAAGGGGACAACTAAAGGGGATGATTACAGTTCGCTATTACACTCGTCCCGGTGGATACAGGAATATTGACATTGAGTCTCTTAATTCCAATGACGCTTGGCTGTTGCTATCGGAGAAGGAACAAGAGGCTTTAATCAAGACTGCACTCAGGAAGTTCCGAAAAGAGAACTAAGGTACACATGAAACTCCTAAACATCCTACAGAAACTTCTGGAACTTCTTAGCCTTTTTAACGTGTTCGGCTCAAAAAACAGCAAGAAATAGATAAATGGTCTCTACCTTTTCCAACCTCGGCATCGAAGAACCGGCACAAGGCGATTACGCTTCCTCGTGGGCCAACGTAGCCAACACCAACTACACACTTCTTGACAACGCTATCAGCGCCATCACGAGTGTCGACGTTACAGGTGCGGCTGACAAGACACTTACCCAGAACAACGGTGCTGCGGACCAAAGCCGAAACGCGGTGCTAGTCATCAAAGGGGCTCCTTCCAACCAGTTATCGGTTCTGTATCCAAACAACATGACCAAGGTGGTTCATGTAAGGTCAAAGGTTGCTTACGGGGGTTTCAACGTCATTGTCAACACGGTAGCCAAGACAGGTTCAGGGTGTACCATTGCAGCGGGTGAAAGCAAGAACGCCTATTCAGATGGTGTACGTGTCTATCAGCTAGGTGGTACTCCCAAAGGCATTATCCAGCTTTGGGCAGGCACCACTACGGACATTCCAGCGGGTTGGGCTCACTACTCTACTGCCGACGGTCGTTGGCTCAAGTTCGGCGGTGTCGTGGCTACTCCTGCTGCTGTGAATCCCACGGTGTCCATCGGTACCCCGGCCACAGGCACCACGGCTGCTACTTCCCTTACCGAAGCACAAATGCCCAAGCACGCCCATCGTATTGCCTTCGATACGCTGGCTACGGTGCCAAGCGGTTCAGGTTCCATGTTCGGTGTCCAGTTTGCCAGCGGTACGGCTACAACATCGGCAGGTGGTAACGATGGACACACCCACTCCCTTGTCGGGTCCCATACACACCCTATCAGTGTTTCGGGCGGTTCACCTATCGGCATGACGCTCATTCCCATCCGCAAGATTACCTAAGACCACACATGGTAAGTTCGGGTACTCTCAAACAACTTAACATTCGGCCCGGTATCGACAAGAACAATACCGTGTACCAGGACGAGGGTGCCTATGTGTCCGCGCAATGGGTACGCTTTCGTCAAGGAAACCCTCAGAAGATAGGGGGGTATACCTCATTCGGGACCAGCGGTCAAGCCTATGAAGGGGTAGCTCGGGACTCTATCGCTTGGTCGGACCTTAACGGGTCTCCGTTCTATGCCGTAGGTTCCAACGAAGGTCTGTATCTCAGCAATGGGCAGGACTTCTACGACATTACCCCTATTGTCACATCCCTTGCGCTGACTTCCTGTTTTTACACTACAGCCAATTCAAAGGAAATACGGGTCTCGGCAAATGGTGTCAACACCAACGCTGGAGACAGGTTCCTTATCCCTGTCAGCACGCAAGCAGACGGACTAAGACTTGCCGGTAGATACACGGTCACATCGGTAACTACGTCTTCGTTCTTCTTCAGCGCATCCACCTCGGCAACGACAACCACAAGTGCAGACGGCAACACGACAACCTTTCAGTTCCTGCTTCCCATTGGTCCTGTGTCCTCCGGTGCTACGGGTGGTTGGGGTTCAGGTCCCTGGGGTGGCTCAGGAGGTGGTTGGGGTGTTGGTGTCTCGGGAACCCTTGCTGTAGACCTTCGCCAGTGGTCTCTTGCGACTTGGGGCGAGGACCTTATCGCCAACCCAAGGAACGGAGGTCTTTATGTTTGGGACAGAACCAACGGACCCACAACCCGTGCCGTGGCTATCTCAGGGGCTCCTACCAAGGTCAACTCCATTGAAGTCCTTAGCCCTCCCCGCATCCTTGTCGCTTATGGTGTCTCAGG